AAGGTGATCACCCATACCCAAGGGTTTGCCTCCCAGCCGTAGAGGTGTCGTTCAGCAGGCTTTATGGTGCTGTCCCACAGTTCATCGAATCGCATAGGATTTACGCACCCTTCTTCGGCCGCACTTTCCCATGTAACTTCCCTCAGCCGCTCCGCCTGCACGCCGGCGACCCGCAGGAAAATCCGGGCTGCCACCTTTGGCATATGAATAGCAGGACGCCAACCACTGCTCTTGTACTGTTCCGGCCGTATATCCTCGTCCGCCCGGTAGTAATACACGCCGTTTGGCCTGAAATGCCCTCCAGGGCTGGCCGGAAGCCGAGCCCACGTCTCCCTCACCCACAGAATGTCGCCAGTCTGGCATGGTGGCCGAATTACCCTCGGCGTCCCCTCGATTGCATAACAGCCGGGGTAACAGCTATTTTCCGTCATGCGGATGGGCCTGCCGTCCGGCTGCGGCCTTATTGCCCGCCGGGTGACGGTCTTTCGGCCCTCCTGGATGGCACGCACCATGGAGGTGTTGAACAGAATTGGTCTCTCCATATCGTCTCCCCCCTTAAATGAAATCCATCAGATTCACCTGCACCGCTGGCAGAACTGGGGCAAAGAGCTTGTCCAGCACATCCGTTCTGACCAGGCGGGAGTCACGGTCCATATCAAACAGGCTGAACGCCCACCCGGTTTCCCCGCATAGCCGAATCCCTCGTAGTTTCCACTTCTTCCCCGGTTCCATGCCCAGCTCCTCTGGCCTACAGTCTCCTTCCACCAGCCGTTCCGGCACCTCAAAGGAGATCGGCAGCGCATCCATGTCCTTCCGTTCAAAGAAGTCCACCGTCCCCTTTTTGTATGGACCTCCCAGCAGTGTCACGCCGTCGATATTGCAGTGCCATATAGACAGGTCAATCCCTAGCAGGTACTGTTCTTTGGGATTGCTGTAACTCCGGTGGTGGGTGAACTTCTCCCCCAGGCGGCAGGGGGCCTCAATCAGCATGATGCCGCCCCCTCCTCCCGGAAGGGCGCCAGTTGCTTCTCCATAGCTCCCAGCAGTGCGCCGCCGGCGGCAGTCAGCTTGGCCCGGCCCTCGTCGTCCCCACCGGCCTTCAGCTTGTGGAGGATGCCCATCATGCGGGAAAAATCCTCCTGGCACGCCTCAAAGTAGACCCCGAATTGGGTGATCTCCTTATTCCCGGAGGCCCGCAGCTCCTTCCGGGCCCGCTCCAACGCCTCCCTGGTCTGTTTCAGCTCCTCCCGGGCAGCCTTCTGCGCGTCCATGGCGTCCCTTCGCGCCTGGCGGGCCTCCTTCAGCTTCTGATCCATCTCCTGGTGCTGGTTCAGCAGGTCGCTCTGCTGCTTCCGGGCGGCTGCCAGCTCATTCTCCAGGGCCTCCACCCGGACGCGGGCATCTGCCGCCGCCTCCCGGCGGGCCTGCTCCAGCTCCTCCTCCTCGGCGTGCTGTACGGCCACCTCCACCGGACGGCTGCGCAGCTCCTCCAGCTCCCGGGATAGCTGGGCCACCCGCTCGTTGGCCAGGGCCATATCCTGGGCGATCTTCTCCCGGGCCTGCTCGGCGGCCTCCCGCTCGGCCCTGTCCTCCTCAGCCCGGCGGAGGGCGTCGTCCCGCTCCTTGATAGCGGCCTCCAGCTCCCGGGTGCTCATGTCCTCCACGTTGTGCTCCTCCACAAATGCCTCCCGCTCGTCGGCGGGCAGGGCCAGGAGCCGCAGGGCCTTGGTATAGCTCAAATTGCCAATCGCTTGGGAAATTGCCTCCGGCCCAAATATGGACTGCTGGGCCGTGCCGTACTCCTCAAAAATGCGCATCAGGTTGTTGGCGGTGGACTGGGAATAGCCCACCTGCTCCTTGATGTACGTCCCCCACTGCCCATGGGGCAGCATTGCCTTAACCTCCACCAGCCTGCGGCCGATCTCGATGGCATAGCCGAGGAGCAGTTGCTGGGCTTGGCGCTGCAGGGTCTGGATTTCCAGCGTGACGGCCTCCACTGTCCGCGCCGGCTGGCTGTTCGTGGTGCTCAATTCACTCATGCGGCGGTTACCTCCTTCTGTTTTGATTGCTCCGGCACAACCGGCCGGCCTTTGGCGTCCCGAGGTGCGCCGGCCTTCAGCCATGCCAGCCATACGGCTTCAAGTTCCTCCACCTCTTTCGTGCGGGCACAGTTGCGCCGCCCCCGGTTCTGGCGCACCACCAGCTTACCCTCGTTCAGTTCCAAGGTGTAGAAGGACTTTCGGGGCGCTTTTGCTCGGCGGATGAAGAAGATGGCGGTCTTTCCGTTTGCATGGTCCTTGGCATAGGTGCCCACACAGTGATGCAGAGCATCCCCCTCCGCCACCAGTTCTCTTTGACTGGCGGCCGGCCGGATCAACAGGCCCCTCCACTGGAACGCATACCGGGCCAACTGCTTCCGCCGGATACGGAACTTGGAAGCCAGTTCCCTGGCCTCAAACTGCGTGACGGCATCGGACATGCGGTC